AGAGAAGAGATATACTTGCTCTTTTTTTATGTTACTATTCATTTAAATGGAGGATTAGCACAATGTCTAATTCATTAAAAGTATGGCTTTGGGAAACAACACCTAAAGGCGAAGACAATAATAAACACACTACTTTAAATAGTAAAGTAGATATGGTAACTGTTCCTATTGAAGATAATAATCTATCATTAGAGCAAGAGCCACATCCTGAAATATTGGATACTTTGAAATCTAAATTGGAATTTCAAGGTAACATAAGATTATCAGCATCTGGTAATTCTTATAATATATTCAGAGATAAATTAGAACAAGATGATACAGTAGTTATCAACTTGGGATAATATATAAAGAGAGAGCCTCACGGCTCTCTTTTTTTTTGTTACTTCAAAAAAATAAAGGACAAAAGCATGAATGATAATTGGGAAGAAGTTCCACAAGAAGATTTATGGATGGATGGAGAGTTAAACTCTAACCAAGTAAAAGATGTAATATATCTAAAAGTAATAAAAGAAGGTGATTGGAAACTAGTAAGAAGACGTAAATGGGATCCAGATCACATAAAAAAGAAATATAAACAAACACCAACAGTCTTATAAGGAGAATAAAAATGATTATTAATATGAAAACTAAAGAATATATAATCTTTTTCGAGCAAACATATGAAACAGAAGGCTTTTCACAGCAAATAATGGGAGAAAAAGACTTCTTTGAATTTATAAAAAGAGCCAATAGAGATCTTACAGCAAGACAAAGATATAGATTAATGAATAAAGCAATAAACATGATAAAGGGGTAAACGAATGACTAAAAAACGTAATTTGACAGAAAAATGGACTGAATTTGCCGAAAAAAGGCTTTTAGGCAAAACAATAATAGCAGTTGAATATTTAACTGATAAAGAAATACAAGATATTGGATGGTACAATAGACCAGTAGCATTCAAATTAAATGATGGATCATGGGTATATCCACAATGTGATGACGAAGGAAACGATGGTGGAGTATTATACTACCATAACGAAAAAGATTCACAAGTATTTCCAGTATTATCTAACGGAGATTAAATAAAAAAAGGGAGATTAATTTCTCCTTTTTTTTGTTATTTTGTTGTAAATTATAACCCCTTATAAGGAGAGAATAAATGAGCGCAATAAAAGATAAAATAATAGACTTCCTTGAAAACGGAGGTCGTAACTTAGATTATAGTGACGAAATATTACCAAAAATAGATGATATGGATGCAATATTAAAAAACCATATACCTGTATGGGAATATTTTGGCCAAACACAAGCCGAATGGTTTGGGTTAGGAGATAAACATGAATAAGTTAAAAGCAATGGCTATATTATCAAGTATAGCCTCAAACATAACATGGGCAGCATCTAATATATATAGAACTGCTAAAAATGTCAGTAAGAAAACAGTAAATTCCTTTAGAACAGATGGTAGATTTGATGTAGAAATCTTCAAAGGAAACGAACAAATTGATAAAAAACATAATTTATCACATCAACAATTGTTAGATGTTGTTAATACATTATCAGTATTTCCTAATTTATCAATTATAGTTAGTTCCTCTGATGGTAAAGGTGAATCTGTTGTAATAAACTTATAGGCATTTTGTAGGAGATACAAAGGGATAATTTGGAGTCAAAAGATTTAAGATCACAAGGGCTTAAGTTGATTGACTCCATGTTATCTAAACAAAACTTCTCTTTTTTTTTGATTTCTTAAATAATTTAAGGAGGGACAAATGAATCATCTAACTGTAGCAATGTTTAGAACAATATTAGATGTAGATAATCCTTATGACGAGGTAAGGATCATGAATAAATACGAACTTAAATCATTCATAAGAGATAATAGATCTATACAAAAGACTATTATGTCAGGTAAATATACTGAAGAAGATAGAATACTATCATCTAAAGTAATATATGCCAAAAATAGATTAAGATTGATGTAAAGACCTGGCTGGTATACCCATGGGCAGAACTCGTAGCTAGCAGAGATTATGCATACGTATACCAACAATTATATAAACTTAGTCCAACTCATAAGTCCTTTGCAGGCAGAGGCACGGATAATGACCTAGATATTCTCGAAAAGTAACTTGGTGGAAGTTGCGTAACATTATATCAATAAAGGTCGGGGGACGACATGGCTGATCACTCAAGACACCTCGTAAATAACAAATGGATCGCCCCAAAGATTTTATTAATAAAACGGAGAATAACAATGAGCAGCTGGGACATGGACAAATGGTTCAAAGAAAGAAAAGATAAAAGAATACAAGCAGCAAAAAATCTTAAAGAATTAGGTATTTACCTAAAAGATTTAGGATATAAATACATACGAGTATGGTATGAAGGTGCTGGTGACAGTGGTGAATGCTTTCATGCAGAAGGATGGAAAGGTAAGATAAATCTAAAACCTCTTGGATTAAATTATGAAGATGATTATCAAACTAAAGCATGGAATCATAGCAAAGAAGAAAACTTCGATGAAAATAAAAACTTCACAAGAAATCAAGTTCAACTTCAAAAAGAATATAATAAATTTAAAACAGAGCATCCAGATATGAAAATTGATCCTGAATTACATTGGGAGCTTGTAAACCTTATAGATTATGATTGGTATAATAACGAAGGTGGACAAGGCCAAGTAATCTGGGATTTAGAAAAAGAAAATATCCAAATAGATGGTCAACAAAATGTATATTCTTGTAGAGATACTAACGAAAAATATTATCTTAATGGCGATGATCCAGAATATGGATATGGCGATGATATATACGAAAGATGAAGTCAGTTCATCATTGTAAATCAAGTGTAAAATTGTTCGGTGGTAGGGTTGGAGACTATCACCGAATACATGCATGGTTTGATGAAACAAAAGATCATTATGCTGATATTAGGCACAGGGCTTTAAGACATCATACTCAAGGTATTAAAGAGTGTGAAATGAAATTTGGAATAGTAATCAATAACTCTGATGGTAAAGATATACCAGTACGTTCGATTGCAGAACAACACATAAGAGAGGATTTAGGATTCATTCCAACAGTTCAAGATTGGCTTAAAAATATCAAACCTACATCTTGGATGGCAAGTACCAAGAAGAATACTTTAAAGAAACACACTTTAATGTAGTCATAAATAAATAAAGCCCGTGAGTCTCACGTCAGTATGAAATAGGACTACCGAGCAGGGCTTTATAAACAAGGAGTAATATGAAATATGTAAATAGAAAAGCAATGATAATAAGAGAATCTGGTAGAAGCAGTGATTTTATAACACCAAGCTTTGGTTATGGTTGTTTATATAAATGTAGCTACTGTTATATGCGTAGACATGTTAAAAATGGGCTTACAATAGCCAAAAATAAAGAACAAATCATAGATGCTATAGCAAGACATCTATGGCTATTAAAGTGGCCTAAAGAACCCAATCAGACACATAGTAAATATTACACATATGATTTTAGTTGCAATGAAGATTATGTATTACATGCTAAATATCATGATTGGGAATACTTATTTGATTATTTTAAAAACGATCCAAAGGCAATGGGTACTGCTGCAACAAAATATGTAAACAAAAACTTATTGTCTTATAATGCTAATAGAAAAGTCAGAATAAGATTTAGTATTATGCCGCAAAAACTATCAAATATACTAGAACCTGGTACATCTAAGATTGTAGATAGAATAAAAGCGGTAAATGACTTTTATGAAGCAGGATATGATGTTCATCTAAATTATTCACCAATAATCATGTATGAAAACTTTCAAAAAGATTATAATGATTTATTTAAACTTGTGGATTCTATTGTAGATGAATCTATAAAAGATAAAGTAAAAGCAGAATGTATATTCTTAACACATAACAAAGAAATGCACAAATATAACGTAATAAACGATGTAAATGGCGAAAAATATTTATGGCGACCAGACTTGCAAGAACCTAAAACTTCTGAGTATGGTTGTTTAAATATTAGGTATAACCGACATAACAAAAAACAATATATAAAAGATTTTAAGCAATTACATAACATTGTTGTGCCTTGGCAAAAAATTAGATATATATTCTAAAATTAAGAGAGCCAATAACTGGTCCTGTAAGTCCTAGTCCAAGGTTAGTAGCTACTAAATACTGATATAATCAAACTGCAAAGGTGGTTCAGTCTAGGCAAAGGAATATGTGAGGCTCTCTTTTTTTCTGCCT